CTGCTCCTAAATTTCCTTTGACTATGTAATAATTACCACTCCCATCAACTACTCTTCTATCATTTGCTAAGTTTAAAGTTGATAATGGTGATGATGATTCATAAAATGTACCTAAATTTGCACAATCTTCAAAGTATAACACATTTGTTAAGGGTGTAGTTGGTGGTTGAGTTGTTTCCCCTCCTCCTGTATCAGTTGGTGTAGATGGTACAATGTCTACAGTTTCATTTAATAATTCTAATTGACTACTTCCTGTTAAAAGGTTTGTAGTAATGCTGTTTATTTTATAAGATTCTCCACTAATCTTTACAATATCAGCAAGAGTATAGTTTAAAATGAACTTTTTTGGTAATCTAGCAGTAATATTTGTTAGTCTTTTTGTTCTATTAAAAACAGATTGAATATAAAATCTATAATATTTTTCAAATAATGTATCTGTAAATGCTATACTGTTAGTAAACTCATTTAACTCTAAATTAAAATGTATGTTTTCTTTGTTTACTTCAGACAATACACTTACAGAATTACTTGGCATCCAAAAATCACCAAAGTCATTTATACCTCCAGTTCCTGTTTTCTGTTCTAAAAATCTAATATCATTTGCAGATTCTTGATATATTGGTATAAATAATAATGCATCTTTAAAATATGGTTCTCCATTTTCATTTGCCATCCATCCTACTTGTACTTCTGTTTCATTTGCACCATTTAATAGTTTCTCAAATTTCATGTGTGCAAAAGGTACTTCTACATTGAAAACAGTATTACTACTATTTAAATCTTCATTGTTATTATAACCTAAAGAACCCCATGATGATCCACTTAACTGGTCATGTTGTTTTGCTAATTTAGAATCAGTGTCTTTGTATTTAAATTTTATTTCTTCATATGGTAGAGCTTTATTAATTTTCATTGTTGTAGGATCTACAAACTCTGTTATGTCTCTAACTGATCCTGCATTATAAAACTCTTCAAGTGTTTTTACATGAATTATACCATCTTGCTCAAATGCTGTAAGATTAAACATTTTAAACAACCCTGTAAGAAAGTCTATTGTTTTAATTGCAGGAAGGTGGTCTTTAATTATAAATTCTTTTTCTAAAGGTATTGATACATTTGTAAGTTGATGTGATGTTTGATTACCACTTCCATCTGTTGCTTGAAATGTGAAACTAGATATATCAAATCCTGTATCAGTTTCTACTTCAATAGTATATCCTGCTGAAGAATTATACATGATGACTGAAAAGGCATTTGTGGTGTTAGTACCTCCTGTAAAAGTTTGAGTATATACTTCAGAAGTTCCACCTCTTCTAACTCTAATTGTAAAAGTAGGATATGCTGAAGGTGTTTGAAAGCTAAAGGTACCAACTATAGATTCATTTGAACTTAAACCAAAAACATATATTGCATTAAATGTAACTGCAATCTTATTATTTAAGGCTATTGCTGTACTAAAACCTGATATTTGTTTTAAAGCAGTCCCCATGTTTTCAAACTGCCTACCTTCTGTATTTTGACATAACATATACAACTTCTTGTATGCTTCAGGTCCATTTGTTAAATCAAAAAAATCATCACTAAACCTAATTGATGTATATTGGTTTTGTATAGCCCTTATAATTAAATGTACTGGTATTGCATATGTCAAATCTTCAAAGTACACACCATGAACATCTGCTGCTGTAAATGGACTGCTACCTGTAGGTGCTAAGTTCCCACCTAACTCTAAGTTCTCTGATCCATCTGCATTTTCATATGGTACAGTAATACCTCCATCCATATACAATCTAGCAGAATTAGATATTAAGGGACAGATAACTGGTTTATAGTATGTTACATTAGTTCCTAAATCATCTACTGTTACACCTGTTGCTCCACCTAATCCATTTTCATCTGTTAAAAGATTTAATACTTGTGCTGCACTATATGTTGTGTTAAAGTTGTCTAACCAGTTCAATGAATTAATCTCATCTTCCTTAAGTGTGTCTTTTAATGTTACAGTATTTCCAAAAAATGTAACTCTATATGATTTAGGTTCATTGTTTTCTAAATCCACTCCATCTAATTTAAGTAACCCTTCTTTAAATGGTATTGTGTTTAATTCTATTCTAGCAGACACTTTCTTTCTTGCATCAAATGATGTACCTGATCCTAGATTAAACCTATAGTAATGTTTGAATATTTTGTTGTTTTCTTTAGATGCAGGTAGAGTAAAAGGTTTAGAAAAGTCTGTAAACACTTTTGATACATCTTTTATATCCTGAATAGTTTGTGTTAAAGTAACACTTTCATCATCATAGATTTCAACTCTTTGATTATTTATGTATAATTGGTATGCACTCATTATCTAACATTATTTATCATATCATATGCAAATTCAAAGTCTAAACTATAATTTACTAGTCTATCATTTGTTCTTGTTTTCTTTTCTAATGAACTTGTTATTACATTAATAGGGTAAACTGTTACACCTATTTCAGCCCATATCAACTCTGATAGCATGATTTGCTTTATAGGTTCAAATTGTCCTTCATCTACATAACCTGTGTTCATTGTAATTCTTTCTGATCCTTGTTTGTTATATTGATATTTTTGGTGATCAAATGTGTTATAGGTCTGACCTGATATTAATGTAGACTTATAGCTTTCTTTTGTTACATTTAATGATTGTATGTTTTTTTTGTTAAAGTAATATTCCTGTAAAGCTCCAAATTTATTTATAAATATAACTTTAATAATATTGTATATTGGTTCACATATCCTTCTAACAGTTATTGGAAGTCCTGCTATTGTTTGACTTTGTCCATCTAATACTGTATCAGGAATTGTTACATATTCAACTTCTGCAGCAGGAGAGGATGATGGTGTAGTGTCATCTATCATTTTTGGCACATATGCATCACCAGTTTCAGGAAGATACATTGTAGTGTTGCTTTGTAATAATTGACCATATGATAATTGCTTGTTAGAACCTTCTTTAAATTCACTGTATGCATCTAATCCATAAAGATTATCAATAATTGTTTCAGTTGCTGATTGTGGAGTTAATGCTCTTGTTGCTTTAGTACCTGCAAAAAACTCTATTTTGATTTGTGCATATTTTACTAGACTATCTGTTGTAGTAGAACTATATGGAAATACACCATCCCATGTAATGTCTAGGAAGTCTCTTATTAATTCTGACACTTCAAATATAACTCTATCACTTGCTGTATCTTTAGATATTACATATTGTGTAGCACTATTAATTGTAATTGTTAAGTCTGCTGAACCTGATGTTGCTGTAGAAGTTTCATCAATAAAAAAAGGTGATCTAAGTCTTGCTAAATATGTTGCACTCATTTTGTTGTAAATTTTAAAAAGTTGTCAATGTCTAATTCATATTTCTGTATAAATTCATTTGGTAGTTTCTTGTATGCTGCTTGAAAAGCATCTGTAAAGAAATAAGTAGGTTCTAATCCTTTCATATATATACTTCTAGCTATTAGAAATGTTAGTGAGTTTTTAAAGCCTACTGATTTAACTGATCTGCTCTTAAACCTTCCTGAAGCATCTCTTATGCTTTTATTAAACTTACCTCCCTTTTGTATTACCCATTTATCAAATGCTTTAGGAGGAGGCATCTTATCTTTGAAACTATATGTAGGTAAACCTGCTTTTCTTTTACCATATCTTTTCTTCTTCCCATCTACACCTGCATCTACATAAGCTCCATATGGTAACATCTCAAAACTCATTTCAAATGATTTAGGATTTACTTTAGAATCACCTTTAATAGATCTTTGTAATTTACCTGATGCTTTCTTTTTAGCTAAGTTCTTTTTTGATAGCCTAACAACTTCATTTACAAAGTCCTGTAATATTTTCTTAGTTTCATCAAATTTCATTAGCACTTATATATGTCATTAAAGAATTCTACTGTAATACTTGTAGACCATCCTGCTAATACATTTTCAAACCTATCAAAGAAAGGTTCACATGTAGGATCTCCTACTAATTGATAACCATCATCATATAACTGTCCTGATCTTAGCCTTGTAGTTAGTCTGTTTAATACAGCTAGTTGTGTGTTTAAAATATCTTGAGTGTTAGTGTTACCTGTAAATATATCAGCATTGTATTCTTTCTTAGAATCTATTTGGTCCATTACAAGAACTGTAAATGTAAACTGTTGTGTTTTTTCTGTTTGTGTTACTGATTCAGGAATAATATGTGCAAGTGGAAACATAGACTGCTTCTCTAAGTCTACATCTGTAATATCACCAAATGTACAAGTTTCTATATTGTTGT